GTTTTTTTTTTTTTTTTTTTTTTTTTTCGGAAACTTTTTACAGTTTTACCTCAATTAAGAGAACCCAAACCATCTCTAGCACTAGAGATCGTTTCGAAGCAGTTTAACAACTTCATAATCTTGAATACCTTTGTCAAGACTAGCTCGATTGTAACTTGCAACAAAACCTGTTATGGTCTTAGCTTCTTCGAAAGTTTTATTAATACCCTTATCGAGGAAACCTGGCTTTTCTACACCTAATTTAAATGAATCGCCTTCTTGTACAAATTTAACTAGATCCTTAAAATACGGGAGTCTTTTACAATTCTCAAGTATCATGATCCATCTGAGAGTTTCCATCTCCCATCCCCACTTTCTGGGGTCGTGATAACGTTCCGGAAATACCGCCGAGTTCAGTGCTAATACACTGGGGTAACAACCTGCAACTATTGAGGTGTTTTTGACCTTGATATTTGGGGTGAAATATCGCTGCAGGTACACTGTAAAGTCGTTAGAAATCACTTGTTTCTCGGGATGGGCGATAAGACCAAAGAGAGACGAAGCAACACTAATTATCTCAGACAATTGTTCATCAGTAACCCAATCAGCATTTTCAGAAAACGCACCGTCGTCACCAAGCACTTGGTCGCCATATAGTTCAGAGATCACCATCTCCTCTATTAAGCATCCAACGGCATAGCTTACTACTGTTTCGACGATGTTTGTAAGTCCGCTTCCTGAAAACATTCCATGGGTACCGGTAATAAGTTTATCAAGACTTATCATGACGGGTATGCTAGTGCCGTGCATGATTATCTCTTTATAGGCAGCCCAGTACTGCTTCTGAAAGAGAACGTGAGTGACGTCATACATGAATTCAAAGACACCAATACCACACGTAGTGTCCATCTTTTCAAAATCACGGGCCGTGAAGCGCTTTGCAGAGAAAAACTTCTGCTGATTCATTGCAGTTTCCACCTCATCGAAACCTTCCCAAGCACTAAGAGCTGGATTTCCGGTTTGTCTGATCGCTTCCATTAAAGGAATTAAAAACTGCTTTTCACGTATATTAAGTGAAAATGGTGCCAGAAAGATCCATCTGGATTTGCCTCTCTGAGATCTATTTCCCAGTATCATTGGGTAAGTAGCCCATTTTCCACTGATCGCATCTGCTATTGCTTTGTCAATTACATCTGGCAGGCCCCGTTTCGCGCAATCAGGACAAGCACTGGACGTGTTTAGCTTTCCTTCCTTCATATCGC